CGCAGCGACGGGGGCGGGGGGGGGGGGGCGGCCGGGGGGGGGGGGGGCGGCTCCGCCGCCGGCCTCCCCTTTGCGGGCGAACGCCTTGTCGCAGTACTCGGCGCTGTAGACGCGCACTTCAGCAGTGACAGCCATTACAGGTGAACCTCCCGGGAGTAGAGCCCGTCCACGGCCGGGACGGGGTGTGCGTGCTTGATGGTGACTGACCCGTCACCGTTGTCCTCGACGGCGCGCATAAGGATCGACCCGTCAGGCCGGTCCACCCACGCGTCGAAGACGCCGTCCTGAGCGCCAATGGCGGCACGTGGGTTTATCGGGGCGACGCGAGTGCCGGCCACGGCGGCCACCTCGCGCCCGCCTCGGACGACGCTGAGACGCCCGGCGCCGGCCTGGCCGACCCGGACCCCGAAGGATCCCGCCCACGGGGTGTATGAGAACGACTTCAGGTGCATCGTGGTCGCCGGGATCGACTCCCAGCCCCCCTTGCCGCGGAACGCCCAGAGGTTGATGTGCATGCGCTGGCTGCGCGGGACAGGGATCCCCTCCGTGAGAGCTCCCGAGTAGTAGCCGCCCTGAGCGGTGGGGGTCGTGCGTGCCAGATCCTCCGTAAGGTGTGACTCCCACGTCTCCCAGAACACCTTTCCGGGAGTCCAGGTCATACGGACGGTCGCGCCCTTCCCTGACTGCGTCCACACGCGGTCATTCAGATGCTTGCCGGAGTCCTCCCCCTGCGGGTAGAGCGTGTACTTGCCGACCATGTCGGTGTAGCCGGACCAGTAGGAGTCCTCGACGATGTCGATCTCCTGGTAGCCCGGGTACGTGTCCTCCCAGTCGAAGGGAAAGATGCCCCACACGATGTTCTTGTGGAGATCCCGCATGCGGGCCGGCGCCAGGAGCTCGTAGGAGGCTTCGTAGGTGCCGTACCCCATCGACTCTGCGGACACGATCTCCGCGGACATCGGCTCGCCGCCGACGGCGGAGATGGAGATCTCCAAGGAGCCGTCGGGGCGCTTGCGCAGGGCGCGCTCGTTCCACCTCTGGTTCGCAGCCGGCCCGCCGGGGTGCCAGGCGTCGGTGCGGGTGAGCCAGTGGAGGCCGAAGGCCTCCACCGGCGTCTGCCCGTAGTCCTTGTAGGGCTCGATGAGAGGCATGTCTCACGCCTCCCGGCGGATGATGACCGTGTCGTCGGCGGTGCCCGCTGGGACCGGGTCGTTGGGACCGAGGACCAGGAGCTTCCCGGCCTGACCGGCGCCCGCACCGGCCTGCGGGGCGGCCTTCTTCAGGGCCTCGACCTGAGTCTTCAGGTCCTCCACCTCCAGGTGCAGGCCGAGCGTGCCACGAATCCAGGAGGACGTGAGTCTGATCAGCTGCTCCGACGGCGGGTTCGCGTACGGGTTACCGACAGGCTCCCACTGGCCTCCACGGTTCGGGTCCTCCACCAGGACACCATCAGTGATGTAGGCGTGGCCGATGGGGAGAGTGTCAAGCTTCTCGAAGACCTGACGGTAGTTGTCCTTCGTCACGCCGTGGATGACCGCCCACCACTTCTCTGAGGGGTAGGAGCGCATGTGGTCAGGCAGGACCGGGGCGTTCTGGTCCTCGTTGAGGAACTTGCCGGCGTCCTGCTCGAACATCATCGCGGTGTCGAAGTCCAGGGCGCACATATCCGGAGACATGTTCGAGCCAGCGTTGACCACGATGTAGAAGCTCTGGCCGTACTGCTCACGGATCGCCGCGATCAGGTCCTTGTACCACTGGACTCGGCCAGCCTGGGCGCCCCAGCCGTTGATCGTCTCGTCCAGGAACACTCCCTGCGCGACGTCGCCGTACTGCTCGGTGAACTTGGCGATCTGCCCGAGGATGTACTCCTTGGTGTACTTGTCGGGGTTCGGTACGCCGTTGCGGGCAGGGTCGTTAGAGGGCAGCGAGGCGACGCCGTACTGGGTCTTCACGTAGAAGACTGCGCGCCTAGCCCCGGCGGCGAGGGCTCGCGAGGCCTGCTTGCCGAAGTCCTCGTTCTTCTCGTCCCAGTTGCCGGAGTCCTTGTTCAGGATGACGATGCCGAGCGTGCCGGCGGCCTTGAGTGCCTTCGCCCACTTCGAGGTGCCTTTGGCCTCGTCGTAGTAGTCGGGCCAGTAGTAGGTGACCGGAGAGGAGTAGCGCTCACCGGAGCGGAACGGCGGCGCGACGGCCTCCGCAGCCGCCTCCGCGGCCTGCTTCACCTTAGCCAGGGCCTCGGTAGTGGCGTAGGCACTCAGGGCGTCCGGCTGGACCGCGGTAGCGGCCTTGGCGGAGGCCTCAGAGACCTTGGCGTCCGTGGCGCTCAGGGCGTCCTTCGTGGCGTACTTCCCATCAGCGTCGGCGGTCGTCAGGTAGCCCGACAGGTCGACCTTCCCGCCGGCCTGAGCCTGGGCGAGGTCTGCCTTGGTGGCATAGGCCTTGGAGGCGGCGTCGGTGGTCAGGTACGGGGACAGGTCGGGAGCAGCGGGGATAGCGGAGCGCACCCCCTCAACGTCGGCCTTGGTCGCGTAGGTGGCAGTCGCGGCCTCGGTGGTGAGGTAGCCAGAGAGGTCCTGAGCCTCGGGGATGGCCGCCCGGACTGCGGTCACCTCTTCTTTGGTGGCGTAGGTGGTCGACGCCTCAGCCTTCGGCAGGAGGTCTGTGAGGGCGGAGGCGTCCGCCTTGCCCTGCACGGAGGTCTCCAAAGATGAGATCTTCGACGACAGGCCGGCGACCGGGGCGGTGGCCGAGGTCAGGGCCTCCTTGGTCGCGTAGGTCGATGAGACCGCCTCGGAGGTGGCGTAGCCGGTCAGGTCAGCCTTGGCGGCGTAGGTGTCGGCGGCCTCACTCTTCGGAAGCGCCGCGTCGGCCTTGGCGGAGACCGGGGCCAGGGCGGATGCCTTGGCGTAGCCGGAGAGCTCGGCCTTGGTCGCGTAGTCGGCCAGCTGGGCTGACTTGACGTAGCCAGACAGGTCCGGGATCTTCCCGTCTCCGGCGAGCTGAGCGTTGGTCAGCTCCTCCTTGGTGGCGTAGGTCGTCGCAGCGACGTCCTTTGGCAGGGCTGCGTCGGCGGTCTCCTTGACCGAGGCCACCTCGCCGGCGAGCGAGGCCGGGGCGAAGGTCGAGGTGGCCAGGGTCTTGTAGGAGTCGAGGTCCTTCTTGGTGGCGTAGGTCTCCGCGGCCGACGTCGGGGTCAGGTAGCCGCTCAGCGACTCCTTGGTGGCGTAGGGGCTCAGGTCCGGCGCGGAGGAGGCCACCTCAGCCTTCGTGGCGTAGGTGGTCTGAGCATCGGCTGAGGTGAGGTAGGGGGCGAGGGCACTCATCGGGGCCGCGGCGTCGGCGGTGGCCTTGACCTGATCGATGCGCTGGCCGAGGGCGGTGTCGGCGGCGGTCATCTCGGCCCTCGTGGCCAGGTGCGACAGGTCAGGGGCCTCGCCCTTTCCGCCCAGCTGGGCGTTGGCCAGGTCGCTCTTGGTGGCGTAGACGCCGGCGGCCTCCGTCTTGGGAAGGTAGTCTCCTAGGGAGGCCTTGGTGGCGTAGGTCTCGGACACCGCTGCCGAGGTCGGGTAGGCGGCCAGATCCTCACGGGTCACGGCGGCGTCGGCCTTTCCCGAGACGGTGGTGACGGTCGAGGTCAGGGAGTCGATGCGGGTCCCCAGCGCCGAGTCGGCCGACTGCATCTCGGCCTTGGTGGCGTAGGACGACAGGTCGGGCGCCTGCGCGACCCCGCCGAGCTGGGCCTGGGCAAGAGCCTCCTTCGTCGCGTAGGTAGCCTCCGCCGTGGCGGCAGGCAGCGCGGCCTCCGCCGTCGCCTTGACGGCGTCGATACGGGCACCAAGGGCGGCGTCGCCCTGAGTGCTTTCCGTCTTGGAGGCCAGAGAGCCTGCCTCGCTCCTTGTCAGGAAGCGCTGGTCGGCTCCCTCTCTACTGTACCAAGTGAGATCGGCCACTGCCTCTACCTCCAGGTGAGAACGCCATTGCCAAGGTCTATGATTTCAGACCGATTGATAGCCTCAAGGATACCCGGTGACACCGTCTCGCGGACTCCATGCTCGGTAGGAGCCGGGGACGGCAGGGCCGGGGGCTGGGCGGGTCCGGGGCTGGGCGGCTGAGGTGGAGTAGGTACGGCTGCGGCCGTGAGAAGGTCGGCGATGTTGAAGGTCTCGCCGTCGGCCAAGGTCCGGATCGTGCGGATGTGGGCGCCCAGGTCCCCTGGGATATTGAGATCTATCTCATAGTTTCCCGGGGCGATGGAGCCCGTCGGCCCTGCCTGACCTACCAGATACCCGTCAGGGTCGATGCGGAAGGAAGCCCTACCCGCTACGATGTCCCGGGCCGGTAGCGGAGCCCCGAGGCTGGCCGGGGTGAAGGTGATTCGGCCCATACGGCCCAGGCCATCCGGCCCTGCGACGCGCCCGGTGATCGTGGCTGTGGTGGAGGTCATTGGGGCTCCTGACGTAACGGATTGGCATCACCCTTAACCCTATCAATCCGATCGTGCAATGCCTGGACCTCTGTGTACAGGTGGGACCTATCAGTACGGGCGTCATTGCGGACCCCCTCGATCTGGGTCTCCATGCGGGACATGCGGGCCTCGAACTGCCGGTCCGACTCTCGAAGGTCGTCCACAGAGGTGACCAGCCGGGCCAGGCTGTCAAGGACCTGGCCGAACTTGGAGTCGAGGTCGTCACGGAGATTCGAGTCGTGGTTGTTGTGAACGCCCTCGGAGGCCGACTCGGCCGCAGCGGCCGCTCTAACCACGTGCACGTTCATCCTGGACATCCTCTCCTCCAGCCGTGACTGCTGCCTCTTGATCGTCATCCTGAGCCAGGTGATGAGGGCCGCCAGCAAAGCAGTCCCCGCCGTGATGACCTCAGGCGAGGCGAGCACGGTGAGGATCGGCGACGAGGACTGCTCCACTGGGATCATGGGGCTACCTCAGCCGGCCAGTCCGGAGACGTGGCGAGGGGTGTAGAGGTCAGCCGTAGCGGTCTCGGCGGTCGGCACGGCGCGGTCGGTCTCCTCCGGCAGGGAGAACGACTTCAGGACCGAGGCCAGGGCCGCGGCGCCGGCGATCCCGAGAGCGCCCTTCCAGTCCAGGTCGAAGAGAGAGGACCCGACGGCGAAGGCGCCGACGAGGGACTGCGCGAAGGTGGAGATACCTCGCTCGGCCAGACCCTCCCAGAACGTCGCGGATGCGTACTTCACATGTGCTCCTTCCATAGGTAAGGGCGGGGACCCGTCTGAGTCCCCGCCCTTAGTGTATCCCTATGAGTCCGTGAGGTACTTATAGGTTACGACGATGTCACGACCTCACCACAGCCGGAAGCTGTTGGTCTTGGAGGCGTTCAGCGCCATCTGGAGCGCCTTGACCGTGGCCTCGCCGAAGTCGCCGTCGACCCAGTCACCGAAGGACCAGCCTGCGGGCACGCCTGGCTTGTTCCAGGCGAGCACGAGGTACTGGAAGACCTTCACCATGGGAGCGTCCCAACCTCGGTCCTCGGGCAGCTTGGCCATGCCGGTGAGCTGCCGAATCGTGGGTGAGGGGACGACCTTGTTGAGGAACCGGCGCAGGTTGGCGACGGCGTAGACCTCGTCGTAGCCGACAGCCCCCATGACCGACTTCAGGCGCCCGATCGTGGCGGCCCCGTAGTCACCGTCCACGACGAGCTGAGCCTCCCCTGAGGGGGCCGAGGCGGTTGCGGCGGCAGGGGCCCCGCCTCCGATCATCCGGTCCAGGGCAGCCCGGTCGCGGCACCGGTTCAGGTCGAGGGTGCCCGAGTAGCCCGGCAGGCGGCCGTCCTCGGTGTACTGGTGGATGAGCGGCTGGCCCCAGTAGGAGACGTTCGGGACGGCCGGGTCCGAGTAGGAGGAACCGTAGTCCGAGTAGTTCGGGCCGCCGGCGTACCAGAGGGGGTACTCGCGGGCCACGGCCGACCAGTCGTAGCCGTTGACGGCTGAGCCGTTCATGTAGATGCCTGGGGTGGCGCCGGTCAGCGACTTCACGGTGTCCAGGAACTGCTTCGCCCAGCCAGGGCCCTGCGCGACAGCGTTCGCCTCCCAGTCGAGCCACAGGGTGGCCCGGCTGCGGAGAGAGCCGACGGCGGACACGAAGTACCTGGCCTGGGCAGCCGCGTCGCCAGGGCGGGCGAAGTGGTAGAAGCCCAGGCGCTTCGAGGCCGACAGCGTGGCGTTGGCCTGCGAGACCATGTACGGGTTCACGTAGTCGTCATCCTCGGTCGCCTTGACGATGACGAAGTCGGCCCAGATCGCGCCAACGTTCAGACCGGCCTGGTGGCTGGAGATGTCGATTCCGTGCGCGTGCTGGGGTGCCGACGGCTGAGTGGTCGGGCGTGCTGGCGTGGAGGCTGCGGCCGGCTTGATCTGCCCACCCTGCTTCGGGGCGAACGACGGCCACTGGGACAGGAACTTCTGGTCGCTGAACCGGTGGCAGGAGGTCCACCGGCCGGCTCGGGTGTGCGGGTGAGACGAGTAGCGGACGGTGCGGGTCTCCTGGCCCGTGGTGTCGCCGGCGTAGCCGTCGATCGATCCGTCCTCAGCGATCCACGCCTCCGAGACGAGCGGGTCCCCGCCGTCCTCGACTGCGATGCAGACGTGCCCCACGCCCCCCTCGTTCGCGGCGGAGAGGATCACGTCACCGACCCTGAATCCTCCGGCCGGGGTGAGGTCGGCGTCGTTCCACGGGACCTCGCTGAAGCCGCGCAGCTCCATGCCGCCGCGCATGTTACCGGTCCAGTGGTCGTTGATCTCCAGGAGCGCCTGATGGCCCCACGGCACCCCGTAGGTGTCGTGGAGGCCGTAGCAGATCGCCCCGCACACGAGGCTGGAGCAGTCCGCGTTCTGTGGGCTGGACACGCGGCCGGCCCAGTCGGCGTTCGCGTACCAGGACCGCCGCTCGGGCTGGCTGTACCCGACGTTCTCCTGCTCGCAGATGCGGCGCGCGATGGTCGCGGCCACTGACTGTACTGTCACTTGCTCTCCTTCGTACCGGTTGAGCCCTGGAGCTGCTGCTCCAGGTCACGGACGCGCTGCTCAGCGATGACAGCGCGGCGGGTCAGCGCGGCGATCTCGGCGGTCAGAGCGTCGATGATCGCGACGGCGTCGACCTGAGGTGCTTGGGGTTCCATGGGTCCTCCTTGAGGCGTATAGGCGGGGCAGGGCGGGGCAGCGGGGGCGAGGGCGCGGGGCCGACGGGCGGGCGCCGCGCGC